GTTATTATTACTGATTTTCCTTCATATGGCTCAAATTTTTCAAATTATCCATTACCATATGATGTATCTAAACTACCTATAGATATTGCAAAGGAATTAAATACTAATAATATTCAAGTATTTCTTTTGTATATTGAAAAAAATACACTTGAAAAAATATCTAATTTTTTACAGGAAAATAAAGTTTCTACTACTATTGCATCTATTAGTAATGAGCCTTGGCAATTTTCACTTATTGTCCCAGATTATTTGACATGTATGTCTATTGATATAGAAAAAGAAAATAATTTTCTTATAGATGGACTTGATGGACCTTTAAGTTCTACATTTTTTCAATTACATAAGGGTTTGAGTGAAGAAACTTTACGTCCTTTAATTGAAAACTGTTTTAATTCGGGTATGAAAGATGCTATGAGACTTGTTTTATATATTCGTGATCGAACAGGAGATATTAAAGAAAAAGATTTAGGAAGAAATGCTTTTTGGATTATTAGAGAATTAGATTTATCTTTTGCATCTAAATATTACAAAGAATTTATTAATGATGTAGGATGTTTCAATGACTTATTACATTTATCAGTAAAAGCAGATAATATATATGGACAAATAAATCACAATGAACTTTTATTTATGGCTGTTGCAACTATGCAGTGTTATTTGAAAAATATTGATACTGAAAAAGGACAAAAAATTTTATCAGAAATGTCTAAAACTAAACAATACCGTCATTCTAGATTAAAACTTTGTCTAAATAAAAGTTCTTTATCAAAAATTACAAATTCTAACGGTATTGATGTTCTTCCATATTATATTTACAAATGGCTTCCAAAATTTGGAACATCAAAAAAAAGAAATGGAAAAAAGAAACTAAAAAAATGGGAAAGAGAGAATAAATTTGCAACACGACTTTCAAAATTAATGTTTGTTCATATAAATGATGCAAAACTTGAAAGTGAAATTGATAATCTTTTAATAACAATTCCATCAAGACAAATTATTAATTTTTTAAATTTACCAGTAAATGATAATCCAGAAAGAGAATCATTATATAGAGAAATATATACATTCTTGGGAAAATTATGCGAAAATCTTCCAATTGAAGTACCTATGTGTGCAGGTGATTGGACAAATGGAGTAAATCCGTCAAAAGCAACTTATGGTGCTCAAAAGAAATATAAAAAATGTTTTGCTAAAAGAGTACCTGATAAACTTAAAACTATTCAATATGATAATTTTAATATTACTTTAAATGGTTATGATATGACAAGTTACTTTAGTAATAATTTTTTATGTAACCAAGTTGGTGAAAATTATAATTCTATTTTAGAAAATGATTTTGTAAATTCTCAATGGAAAACATTTAAAAATAAAAATAAATTAATAGGAAACTTTTCATTTCAACTTGACTGTTCTGGTTCAATGCTTTGTGGAAACCCTACTCCTTTATCTTTAGCATTATCTTTATTTCTTTTATCTGAAGAAAAGAAATATATTACTTTTGAAAACCCAAAATGGCAAAATGTAACAGGAAATACATTAGAAGAAAATATATCATCAATTCTTTTAAATAATAATGGATTACAAGGTAATATTGCTAAAGGAGTAGAACTTTCTATGTCCCAAGAAGTTCAACCAGACGTACATTTTGTACTTACAGATGGTAGGTATCCAAATATGAATTTATTAGAAGCAATTAAAGTAAGAAACAAATTAAATAAAGGAAATTTAACTCGTGTTATAATTTTAAATCTTTGCAATAGTGATGAAAAACTATTAATACAAAAACCAAATATTTCTGAAGGAGAAGAAATTTATGTTGTATCTGGACATTCTCCTATGATAATTAAACTATTTTTGAACGGAGCAGGATCTATTGAAGAACAAATACGTAAAATGTTACGTGCAAAATTTCCACTTGAAGAATAATTTTAAAATTTACGTGTATAATATAATGGAACCCATTCTTTAAAAATGGTATCAATTTTTGGTTCTTGTGGATCAACATATTTTTTGAAAGTTTTTGATTTGTAATAAAAATTACACCTATTGCATTTTATAATTTTTGTTGATTTACCAACAAATAAAAAATTGTCGTGTCCACAATCAATACATAAAAAACATTTAAAAAATTGAGTTTTAGTTTCATCCATTTTTTTATTTATATATTATTTTATATCAATATTTTAATTCAAAAATTCTCTTTATTGATGATCTTTCAACAAAACGTAATCAAGTATTTAATTGTTCTCATTTTATTTCAAGAAAATGGTAATAATACGTCTATTTTTCTATTATCTTTGTAAATTAGAGTAAAAACTTTTAGTATAATATTTAATATCTCAATTAAATCACAATTAACATTTCACCACTTGATTCTTTACACGTTACTTTATTCTTTATCCGTTTTCAATAATTAATTATTTTCACAAAAGTTTTTACTCTATTTAAACTCTTAGACATTTAAAAAACCAAAAAGTAATAAATTAGATTTTAAAAAAAAAATTGATTAATAATTTTTAATTTTTAAAAAGTTATGTATATATTTAATATAAAAACAAAATGGGAAACGAAAACTCTTCAGAACAAATTACGTATAACAATAATGGAATTAAAGGAAAAAACCAAATAGCTAGAGGTATATTGGAAAATAACGTTAAAGGTATTCCATCAAATGAACAAATAGCAGGAGCTATAGCAATACAACAATATCAGGATACCGGTCCGTTGAAAAAAACTGATTTAATCGCTATTCTTATAAGGTTAAACCCTGATAAGAATAACGCTTTATTATCCCAATATAAAATAGAGGACCTTTTAAAAAGTATTCGACATGAAGTATATGTAAAACCATTTAGTGGTGTAAAACAAGAACGACCAGTTAAAGATGTTAAAGATGTTAAAGTAATTAATAAATATAATGAACAACCTTCTAATATTAAACAGTTACAAAATGAACCACCTAATATTAAACAATTACAATATGAACCACCTAATATTAAACAATTACAATATGAACCACCTAATATTAAACAATTACAATATGAACCACCTAATATTAAACAATTACAATATCATAAATAAAAATGTTAAAATAGTATAAAAAATATATCAAATAAAATTTTTTATTTGATATATTTGTTTGACAAATATTGAAATTTTTTTAAACGTACATACTTTATAATTATTTGTAATTAGTATTTAACTGGCAACTGGGAACCCACCCACTATTCCACCTCCTAAAGCAAGACCAGAACCTACACGTGTGCTAGAAGAAATCGAAGGACTATAAAGATCAAGTAATGCAAAAATGGCTGCAGCAGTTACAGCAAGAATCACAATTTCTCCTAATGCTAATTTAGACTTTGGCACAAGGTGTGCAGCAAGAGCAACAGCGCCACCTTCTACTAAATATTTTGCGGCTCTTCGTAAAACTTCCATAATATCAAGTCCGTAATCCATTTTTTGATAATTCGTTATATATAATATAAAAGAAAAAAAATATAATAAAAAAAATAATTATAAGCGTTTAATTTAAAAATAATTTATAGATATAAAGAAAATATAATATAAAGGAATATCTAAAAAATGAGTAGTGCTAATAGATTTACACCACATGAAATTTCCAAAGAAAAAAGAAAAGAATCAAGAATAGTAGCTGACGAAGTAAAAACAGATTTTTTAGATGTTGATCGTCCCATTCCAGGTCAAAGTTTTGTATGTATGTCTTTTCTTTCACCAGAAGCAGCCATTAAAGAAAAATATCTTTGGTATATAAAAAATTTTCTTGAAGATTTATCTGCTGATATTCCACAGCCTGAAAATATGCCAGTTATAGAATTTAAAACAAAATTACAACAAATTGTAACAAAAAAAGTAAATTACAGAGGAATTTCTAACCTCTGGGAAGACTTTTTATATGCAAATAATGAAAAATTAGACAAACAATTTAACGAAGAAGTAGATTTCAGAACATCTGTTAGAGGTCTTAAAATTAGAGGAACATATGATAGTTATCGTGAAGCAAAAAATAGATCAGATCAAATTGCAAAGTTTGACAAAAATCACCATGTTTATATTGGACAAGTTGGATATTGGCTACCTTGGGATCCTGACCCACATGAAATTCAAGAACAGGAGTACCAAGAAAAAGAATTAAATACTCTTATGAGTAAATATAGAGAAAATTTAGCATCTAAAGATCAATTCTTTGAAGAGCGAAACAGAGAAAAAATGGATCAAGCTTTAAAAGAAAATAAACAATCTAAACAACTTGATGAAAAAGAGAAACAAATATTAAATAATGTTAGAAAAACAGTTGTTGCTAAAGATAAAATGTTTAATGATGCAGTTGATGAAAAACGAAAAAAAGAAAACACAGTACTTGAAAATAATTTACCATCAACAAAAGAAATACTTGAAGTATTAGCAGAAGATAAGTCATCTGATTCTACATCAGATGAAAGCGATACTGAAATTAATGATAAAACAAATACTAAAAAAACTAATAATTCAATGTGTTCTTCTTATTGTGATAATACATTTGATAATGAAATTTGCACTGGTATTAATTTAGGAAATGATAGTTTAGCACCAAATTCAGTAGCTAATATTACTGATGTTTTTGAAACAGATGACCCGTGGCTTCAAAATAAAAAAAAATAAAATAAATAATCAATTAGTTTGTATAGTATAATACTTATGTCTCATATGATTACATTAACACCGACAGGTGGAAATTCTGGATATGGTATGTCTGCTTTAAAATCATTTTCATTTTTCCTATTATTTACAGGCATTGTTCTTATAAGTATTGGATATATTCGTTCTGAAAACAGAGAAAAACCATCACGTGTAGAGTTTAGATATTTACCAAGAACTTTTGAAGAAGAGCAAGCAAATAGCGCACCATTACTTTCTACCTTTTCTAAATTATTCCAAGATCGTGATCCTTGGTCTAAACTTAACGGATTTACTGACGTATACCCTTGGGAAAGGGCTAACATTAATAATAATTTACTTGATTACCAAACACCAATGAATGGTTTTGGTCGTTCAGTTGGTGAAAGAGTAGTTGGATAAATTATTAATTTTATAAATAATTACTTAAAAAAAGTATTTTTTTTAAATAATTATTGAAACTATTTTTTCCTCAGCCCGTTTTAAAGGGCGTCATAGGATTTACTTCACGTGAAAACAGATGAGAGAGATAAAATCAAAAAAAATAAAGGGGTAAAAAAATAAACCCTAAAATATGTACAACTTCTCTCTCACATGTGATACGGGTAGTTTAGTGGTAATTGGTACCTTGTTGTTGCTGCTCCAGGCGCTGTTGCTGCTCCAGGCGCTTTTGCGCCAGAGAGTTAAGGTGAATTTGAAGAGATATATCAAAATCTATCTGAGCAAGTTGCTCAGACAGATTTTGATTATCCTTCATCTTCTGAAGAAGAAGCAGCTTTTCGGACGTCTCCTGATTCTCCTTATCAAGATTCTCAAGATCTTGAGCCAGATTGGCTACTTTAATATCATAATGAACCTTGATATCCTCTTCCAGAATATCAAGGTTCTTCAGAATCGTCTGCAGCTTTTCGGACGTCTCCTGATTCTCCTTATCAAGATTCTCAAGATCTTGAGCCAGATTGGCTACTTTAATATCATAAT